TAGTGAGTATGTCTGTGATGGTGGTGGTAACAACCTGTTCAATAGTTATAGCTATGCCGAGGACTTGATGAACATTTACAACAATGCGGAGGAAGAATGAAAAAGTACCTAGTCGTAATTGAACGTATTGGTTATGCCCAATATGAGATCGAAGCCAAGGATAAAGAGGAGGCAGAGAGACTGGCATGGGAGAAGTACTCCGATGCTGATGCAGATAACTGTGTATCCAACGACATCAATGAGATCGAGGAGATTCTTAATGACGACTGACACACCCAAACCCAAACTACCGTGCCCTCTACTAGATGACAAGTCTTTCGTCTATACCAACTCAGCCAGTACAGACATCACAAAAACGTGGCGTAAGTTTGGATGGATACCACTGGCTGAACTCAATAGCCCTAACAACCCACAAGGAGAGTGACTATGAAGCGTTTGTTTATGTTGCGGCACAGCAAAGGTGAATCGGCAGTGCTTGGAACTGATAAGCATCCTATCTATTTCCAAACCAAGCAAAAGGCGAAAGCTGCAAGGGATAAGCGAGGTGGCAGTACCGTAGTATCAGTAGGCGTAGACCATAAACTTTACAAGGGAGTCTAAGATGAGAGCATCGACACTGAAGGACACACTCAAGGCACTGTTCCCCATTAACCGTACAGTGTGTATCGAAGGGCCACCGGGTGGTGGCAAGACTACCATCGTCCACCAAGTTGCAGAAGAACTTGGTATTACCTGCATTGAACGGCATATGCCAACCATGTTGGTCGAGGACTTCGGTATCCTGTTCCCTGATGGTTCAGACCGCCTACATTACAAGCTGCCTGAGTGGTTTCCTGTCAAGGGTAAAGCACCAGAGCGTGGCATCTTGCTGTTCGATGACCGTAACCAAGCAGGTGCTGACTTACAAAAAGTACTGGCTAACATCTGCCAAGCACGTACTCTGCATGGTGTAGAGATGCCCGATGGATGGCAGGTTATTTCCACTGGCAACAGACAGTCTGACCGAGCAGGTGCTAACCGAGTGTTGTCCCACTTGCGTAACAGAGAGACAGTGCTAGAGCTTGAGACTCACCTCGATGACTGGACTGCATGGGCACTGCGAAACGGTGTTAAGCCAGAGGTTGTGAGCTTCCTTCGCTTTCGTCCCAACTTGTTGCATGACTTCGATGCACAACGGGATCAGAACGCTACCCCTAGATCATGGGTGGAGGGTATCAGTGATGTACTGGGTACGGTGCCTCCTGAAGCAGAGTTCGAGTGCTTCAAAGGTGCAGTGGGTGAGGGTGCAGCAGCAGAGTTTGTGGGGTATGTCCGTATCTTCCGTAAGCTGCCTAACCCTGATGCGATCCTGCTTAACCCTACCACCTCTGATGTACCGAGTGATCCTGCCACACTCTACGCCTTGTCCGGTGCCTTGGCACAACGGGCTACTGAGGCGAACTTTGAACGAGTCTGTCAGTACGTTGAACGTATGCCGGCTGAGTTCAGTGTGTTGACAGTGAGCTATGCAGCACGGCGTGACCCTGACTTGGCTAACACCCAAGCCTTTACACAGTGGTCACTCAAGCATCAGGATGTGCTGTTCTGATAGTTATCCACAAGGGGAGGCGCTTGCCTCCTACCAACATCTTTAACGGAGTGAAACTATGAACTTGAATGACCGAGCCCTATTGGTACAGTTGTCCATCTCTCAGTGGACTGCACGTAAGTACGACAAGAAAGCCACCAAGCAAGTGACTGATGCCAACAACTCAGCCACCAGTGCAGGACGCTTTAACAAGTCGTTACTTCCGATGAACGATTACTTGGATAATGTCCACAAGAAAGCAACTCTGATCCGTCAGAAGTACTACGAGAATACCCTGCCTTGGGGTATTGATGGCACGATGATGCTACCCACTGCCAACTACCTGAACTTTATGTCTGAGTTCCGGCGTGAAAAGGGTGAGTGGGAGTCCCTTGTGCATGACTTTGTGGATAACTACGATCAACTCAAGACCAACGCTGAACGGCTCCTTGGTAATCTGTACGATGCTGCTGACTACCCTGCCAAGTGGGAGATCATGGATAAGTTTCGTATGGACATGGTGGTGTACCCCGTACCGTCCTCAGACTTTCGGGTGAGCATTGCCTCGGAGGAGTTGACACGTATCCAACAAGATGTTGAGCGGCGTGTGAAGGACGCAGAGCAGGCAGCACTCAAGGAGGTATGGACTAGGTTGTTTGAACGAGTCAAGCACATGGCAGAGAAACTCGCTGATCCCAAGGCAATCTTCCGAGATAGCATGGTGGACAATGCTCGTGAGATCTGTGCCCTGTTACCACGACTGAACTTTAACGATGACCCGCAGTTAGAAGCCATGCGACAGGAGGTTGAGATGAAGTTAATCAAGCATCCTGAAGCACTACGTAACGACCCTGACCTACGCCGAGATACTGCGGCTGAAGCCAAGGCAATCATGGACAAGATGTCCGTATTCATGGGAGGTGTGTGATGGTTGTAATGCCTAAAGAAGTTAAGACCTTGAGCCCTGCTGATGAGGCTCGATTAGTAACACGCTTGGCGAAAGCCAAGACTTCGCTCATCTTGGAGCACCCATTCATCGGTACCATTGCACTGAGTATGCCGTTCGTGTTGGATGAGAACATCCCCACTGCTGCCACCAACGGTAAACGTGTTGCCTTTAACCCTGACTTCATCACTGGGTTGACTGATGATGAGTTGAAGTTTCTCGTAGCACATGAGTGTCTGCACCCTATGCTTGAGCACAACTACCGTAGAAGTGGACGACAGCGCAAGCGTTGGAACATGGCAGCAGACTATGTAATCAACCAATTGTTGACCGATGACAACATCGGACGTATGCCCAAGGTCGGACTGTACGATCCCAACATCTACCGTGCAGGGGGTAGCACAAGCGAGGGTATCTACAACATCTTGCCAGAGCAGAACGAAGACGGTGACATGGGTGATATGCTTGATGACTGCGAGGACGGTGAGGGTAGCCCTGCTGACCAAGCACAGCAGCAAGCTGAGTGGAAAGTTAAGATGGCTCAGGCTGCACAAGCTGCCAAGATGATGGGTAAGTTGAGTGGTGGTATGCAGCGTCTTGTCGATGAGGCACTGACCCCCAAGGTTGACTGGCGTGATGTACTGCAACGCTTCTTAGTTAAGTGTCGCAACGATAGCCGCAGCTTCTCTCGGTTTAATCGCCGCTTCATTACACAAGGGATGTACCTGCCCAGTGTCAGTGGTGAGGCGATGGGTGAGGTGTGCTTCGCAGTGGACTGCTCCGGTTCTATTGACCAACATACAGTCAATCAGTTTGCTGCTGAGATCAAGCGGGTCAAGGAAGACCTGATGCCTGAGCGTATCCACGTGTTGTACTTTGATAGTGAGGTCAGTCACGTAGAGACATACGAACCTGACGATATGCTCAACATCAAGCCACATGGCGGTGGAGGTACGGACTTTGCACCAGTGTTCGATAAGATCGTGGAGCTTGGGCTCGATCCTGTTGCTGTGGTGTTCCTCACTGACCTGTGCTGTAACAGCTTCGGTACTCAGCCTGATGCACCAGTGCTGTGGGTTACGACTGAGACTGGTAGTGCACCCTTCGGTGAAGTAGTGGAGATGCTATGACAACAGTAGAGAAACTTAATGCAGCACAAGCCTTGCTGAGTGATGTGTACCACGAGGCTTTGATTGACGCCGATAGTAATCTGGAGAGTCTGATGTCGGCAGCGGATAGTTGTATCGGTGAAGCGTTGGATTACCTAGCCAAAAAATTAAAGGAAATGAATCCATGAGTGAAGCTAGAGAGTATCACCAACAAGTACTGCGGCTTGCAGTCAAGCTCAACGCTTTCCTCACTGAGCAAGGTGAGCCGTTTGATGTACAAGTCAATGCTGTGATGACTGTGCTTGCCTTAGCAGGGACAAGTTCTGACCTTTTACAAGAGGAGTTCGTTGTAATTATTGCAGGACAGCTAGATGATTTGATGTCACGTATGGGTGACAAACCTAAGTTCGTAAACTAAAAGGAGAAGTAACATGGCAACAGTAAAATTCTCGAAGGGCTTGACAGAAAACATCCTTAAATCTGCCAAGAATAAGATGCAACCTGCGGTAGACCGAGCAATGGAGCAGCGCCCTGCCCACTCATGGGGTGAGATCATATACAACAGGATCTTTGGAAATCAGATTCCATACCTGACTCAGCTCCCCGCCGGATGGACTACGTTCCGCGAGAGTATCAACATCGGCACAGTTGGGGATCAGCCCTGCGTATTAGAGTTTAATTTCGGACGGGCACTACACTGGCCTTATTCGTTTCCTGCCAACCCGTTGGCGTGTCTTATGAGTGCGTACCGTGGCGACGTTAAACTTCTGGATAACCCTGTCTGGGATGACTTGTACCTCGAAGTTAAGGCACACAACGAGCGAGTGGCATATGCCAAGTCAAGACAAACTGAGTTCGTAGATTCAGTGACTAAACTACTTGAGGCGTACAGTACCTTGGCTCCGGCTCTCAAGGCATGGCCTCCACTGTGGGAGTTAATCAGTGATGAGGTGAAGGATCAACACCGAGCCTTGAGTAACCGCACTAAGAAGGAAATCGAAGTCAATGTTGACTTGGCTAGACTGACTGCTATGAGTACGGCTGCAAAGTTTGGAGCTTAGTATGGGTACGGTTGACCAACGTGATCGTAGACGAGAATGGTTACGTGCCCTACGCCGGTTTAAGTACGGCATCAAGGTACGTGCCAAGCTCGGCGTATTCGATACGTACTGTGAACAAGTTGCTGCTGAACGTAAGGGTGTAGCTAGATGGGACGCACCACACTGGGCACATGACGAGTGGGTAACACTTCTGTATACTTGCATTAAAAATGATGAGTACCCACCTGCCCTGCTGCTTGGGTTCGTCAAGACTGCGGAGGTAACATTCTATACACCACGTAAGCAGCCGACAGTACACAAGGTATTGGATGCAGTCGATGAGGTGTGTCGTACTCAGAGTAAGAAGCTGCGCCAGAAGTTCGGAGTGTTTCTATAGGTAGAGTGGTATGAAAACAATCATTCATGTGAATCAACACGCTGTCAAGGCTAACGTCAAACATGGGACTGACAATCCTGTGTTGACTGTTAAGACTTACAAAGAGAACCGCTACGCACACGAAGTAGACATCAAGGGGGACAGCAAGATTGTGTACTCCCCTGACAAGCCGCTGTCGTGTGGTGCGAGAGTATGGATTGAAACAGAAGCTGAAGTCATCATAAGGAGATAGGAATGAACGAACGAATCAAAGAACTAGCTGAACAGGCGGGGCTATACGTTGGAGTACAGGTAGCGCATGGGGTAGAACTTGAACGCTTTACCGAGTTGGTGCGCCAAGATGAACGAAAGGCGTGTTTTGCTATTGTTGAAACGTACCCAACGGTACGAGCAATGAGCATAGCAATCAGAGCAAGGGGAGAGAAATGAAACTTACATTCATATCAGAGCAGTATGGCACAACGGTCGAGATCAATTTTGAAGCTACGCATATTGACGAAATCCGAGAAATGTTTGACCAATTCCTACGTGGATCGGGGTTTCATTTTGAGGACGAAGAAGATATGTATACAAAACAGGAGAATGTAGACACGTTCGAAGAATGTGTACACGAAAGCGACAAATTTTTACATGAAGAAATCGAAATTCTGAAGTGGGAGGTTAAACGTGCTAATTGATATAAAGCTTAAAATGGCAGAGCATAAAAAATGGTTGTCCACCTTCAAGCCCCACCCAGACCCTGCATCAGCATGGCTTTTCCACGAACCAAGAGTCCAACTACTAGGAGCTAATTATGATGACCGAAGATGAAGCATTTAACATTATGGAAGCAAGACAAGAGGCGCGCCTTGCCGATGAGCACCAAGTGCGTACTGCCAACGCTGTACTTATTGCACGTGATAAGCAAGTGGGCGGTAAACATTACAAGAGTATGTCTGTGCAGCCTTGGGATGTGGTTGATACGTGGCCACTGCACCAACGCATTGGGTTCTACCGAGGTAATGCGCTGAAGTACATCATGCGCATGGGTAGTAAGGACGAGAGCATTGAGGAGATCGGTAAGGGTGTCCATTACCTTGAGAAGTTACTAGAAGTCATCAAGGAGGCAGCGAGATAATGGACGTAGTAACGATCGACTTCGAGACTTACTATGATCGGGACTACTCACTATCGAAGCTGACAACGGAGGCGTATGTACGTAGCCCTAGTTTTGAAATCATCGGGGTCGGCATCAAGGTCAACGATTACCCAACCGACTGGTACAGTGGCGATAACCCCGGCAAGTTTCTCAACAGTCTTGATTACAGGAACAAGGCTATCCTATGCCACCACACTGCGTTCGATGGTGCCATCCTCTCATGGCACTTTGGTATCCGCCCCAAGCTCTGGTTGGATACGCTCAGTATGGCACGACCCTTACACCAACTCACTGTAGGTGGATCACTTGCGAAGTTGGCTACGTACTACGGGCTAGGTAAGAAGGGCGACGAGGTAGTAGCTGCGTTAGGTAAGCGCCGAGCAGACTTCACACCACAAGACCTTGCACAGTACGGCAAGTACTGCATTAACGATGTGGAACTTACTCGGCAGTTGTTTAACAAGCTGAAGGTGGGCTTTCCTGTCAGTGAGTTGTTGGCTATTGACCAGACACTGCGGATGTACACCGAGCCTGTCATCGAGTTGGATGTGCCGCTACTTGAGGAACACTTGGTGCAGGTACGTGCTAAGAAGGTGGCGCTCATGGAGGAGGTAGCAGTTACACGTGAGGACATCATGTCCAACCAGAAGTTTGCCGATGCACTGCAACAGCTTGGAGTTGAGCCCCCTACAAAGACGAGCCCCACTACGGGTAAGCAGACACTTGCGTTTGCCAAGACAGACAAGGCGTTCACTGACTTAGCAGAACATACTGATGTGCGTGTGCAAGCTCTTGTCGCAGCACGTTTAGGTGTGAAGTCCACACTTGAGGAAACACGTACAGAGGCGTTGATCGGGGTGGCAGCACGCGGTGCGTTGCCTATCATGCTGAACTACTACGGCGCGCACACTGGACGCTTCAGTGGTGGTGACAAACTGAACCTTCAGAACTTACCAAGCAGGGGCAACACTACGATTAGACGGGCACTCAAGGCTCCCGAAGGACACACGGTTATCTCGTCAGACTCCTCACAGATTGAGGCTCGTACTGTGGCGTGGATCGCAGGGCAAGAGGACTTAGTGCAAGCCTTTCGTGAGGCACGTGATGTGTACTCAGAGTTTGCCACCGAAGTCTATGGTCGCAAGATCACCAAGGCTGACAAGGTGGAACGCTTTGTAGGTAAGACCTGCATCCTTGGGCTTGGCTACGGCATGGGTGCTGAGAAGTTACGCCGCACACTAGAGCTTGGTGCAGGTG